GATACGGTGTGGAGCGGGGAATATGATGAATGGGGCAACCTGCTGAATAAGGAGAACCCGCATCACCTGTACCAGCCATACCGTCTGCCAGGGCAGCAGTACGATGAGGAGTCGGGGCTGTACTATAACCGGAACCGGTACTACGATCCGTTGCAGGGGAGATATATTACTCAGGACCCGATGGGGTTGAAAGGGGGATGGAATTTATATCAGTATCCTTTAAATCCACTACAACAAATTGACCCTATGGGATTATTGCAGACTTGGGATGATGCCAGATCTGGAGCATGTACGGGGGGAGTTTGTGGTGTTCTTTCACGTATAATAGGACCAAGTAAATTTGATAGTACTGCAGATGCTGCGTTAGATGCTTTGAAAGAAACGCAGAATAGATCTCTATGTAATGATATGGAATACTCTGGTATTGTCTGTAAAGATACTAATGGAAAATATTTTGCATCTAAGGCAGAAACTGATAATTTAAGAAAGGAGTCATATCCTCTGAAAAGAAAATGTCCCACAGGTACAGATAGAGTTGCTGCTTATCATACTCACGGTGCAGATAGTCATGGCGATTATGTTGATGAATTTTTTTCAAGTAGCGATAAAAATCTTGTAAGAAGTAAAGATAATAATCTTGAAGCATTTTATCTCGCAACACCTGATGGACGATTTGAGGCACTTAATAATAAAGGAGAATATATTTTTATCAGAAATAGTGTCCCGGGATTGAGTTCAGTATGCATACCGTATCATGATTAATTTTAATGCTTTTATTAGTGGGGCCTATAAGGAGATTCAATGAAATATAGTTCAACATTTTCGATGCTTTCATTTTTTATACTATTTGCCTGTAATGAGACAGCTGTTTACGGTTCTGATGAAAACATTATTTTTATGAGGTATGTGGAAAAATTACATTTAGATAAATACTCTGTTAAAAATACGGTAAAAACTGAAACAATGGCGATACAATTAGCTGAAATATATGTTAGGTATCGCTATGGCGAACGGATTGCAGAAGAAGAAAAACCATATTTAATTACGGAACTACCAGATAGTTGGGTTGTTGAGGGAGCAAAGTTACCTTATGAAGTTGCGGGTGGTGTATTTATTATAGAAATTAATAAGAAAAATGGATGTGTTTTGAATTTCCTACATAGTAAATAATGCTGGCGCTGATGGATGCGGATGGAAACATTGCGTGGAGCGGGGAGTATGATGAGTGGGGCAACCAGCTGAATGAAGAGAGCCCGCATCACCTGTATCAGCCATACGTCTGCCGGGCCAGCAGTACGATGAGGAGTCGGGGCTGGATTATAACCGTCACCGGTACTACGATCCGTTGCAGGGGCGGTATATCACCCAGGACCCCATTGGGCTGAAAGGCGGGTGGAATCTGTATCAGTATCCGCTGAATCCGGTGAGCAGGATAGATCCGTTGGGGTTATTCTCATGTGAGAGTTGTAGTCATTTTATAGATGATATAAATAATAAACTGGATAACCTTCCGTTTAACCCGACAAAAATGTTTACAGCTAGTTTAAATACTGCTAATTCAGCAAGGCTGTATGCAAGTGGCATGACAAAATTCGGTATAAGTGTTGCTGCCGATGGAACGATCATTGCTGCCCCAGTCGGTGCAGCTTCTATGGCTTTAGGGGCGTGGAATATAAAATCTGCGACAGCTGCATATAACAGAGCAAATTTACAATTATCAGAATCACTTCAGGAAAATGGTAGAGATAGGTGTTGGAGAAATTTATTGGGTGTTTTACCTTATGGTGAGCAGTTTGATGACCCTGTGAACCATCAATATTTGACGTTTATGGTGAAAAGATTGAGAATATCAAAGATTCTCCAATGAAGTTTTTTGAAGAGCTTGGGACGCTGGGGTTGTAATGTGTATTTTTAATGATATTTTTATGTTTGTGTTTATTGTTAGTAGTATACTTGTAACCGTGCATTTTGTGTATTCTTTATTTTTTAAAAGTGGAAAGGTAAAAGATAAGGTAAAAAAATGGATTAAAGTAATGTGTGATTTATTTTGGGGGATAGGATAGTGGTGTGATATGGATAAATATAAATTACAGTGGCTGGCATATTTCGACCTGACGCCGGAGTAGATAAAAAAACAGACAGGATTGGAGTATAGCAAGCGTCTGATAATCTCTCGGGACAGTAGTATGATGAAGAGGCGGGGCAGGGAAAGATCATCAGAAGTTCACTTTTTGTACTAAATAATTCGCATTTTATGTTTAAAAATTGAGATAATTGAGATATTCCTCATTACCTGAAGCTGTTTTTTATTGCTTATATATGATCAAATACTCCTTACATAATTAAGGAGAACAAAATGGAACTTAAAAAATTGATGGAACATATTTCTATTATCCCTGATTACAGACAAGCCTGGAAAGTGGAACATAAATTATCGGATATTCTACTGTTGACTATTTGTGCCGTTATTTCTGGT